TTAATAATAACCTTATCTTGGCTGTCATCTTCAGTCGCGGTGATCATGGTGACCCCGCCGTGTTGGATGGTAATCTCATCAGTGGTGAGAATGACTCTAGTATCGGGATCACCTAGGTGCCTGATGCCGTAGTTTGTATGCAGTTCGTTTGAGACAATGACATTGGTGCTTACTTCAAGAGCGCCTGTGACACTAGTGGTGCCGTCAGCGCCGATGCGCATGCGCTCGGAGAGACTAGCAGCGCCATCCGAAGTTGTAAAGAAGCGGAGCTTGCCTGCCGTGCTGCTGCCGTCAGTCCAAGCAGCTTCATCAACTTGAGCAGAAATAGCTGCACCAGCATAATATGTTCCGGTTTCAGTCTCCGCACCTCTGAAATAGATTTCGCCCAAATAGTCATCTTGAGCAAGCGTGCCATCGGTGTAGTGTTGGAAATCCATCTGCGGCGCGTCAGCCGCAGTAGTGTCGCGACTTTGAAGAATAAGGCGACCTTTCTTAGATGTGCCGGGACGGAGGAGAAGCGTGCCCTCGCTGTAATCGAAGACCATCCTCTCTCCACCAAAGTGAATATCGCCAGTGCCGCCGTCAATCTTGAGTGAACCAGAGGACTGCGATGTGCTTACGATGAAGTCAACGTCTGCGTTGGCAGGATTGATCCTTACCAGATCTTGACTGTCATCTTCTGTAATCTTAATAAAGTCAACGCCGCCGGCTTGAATATCAATATCATCAGCTTGGAACCGAATGAATGTATTGAGATCGCCTTGGTGGTAAATGTATTCTGAAGCCTGTACAGTCGAGGAGAACACAGCAGTGTTGCTGACTTCAAAGGAGCCTGTAATCTGGTGGGTCGTATTGGCGTTGGCACCTTTGATGCTTGAACCGGACACACGCAAGTCATTGAGAATGGCTTTATTAACGTGGACATCGCCATCGCCACCAGCAGCGGAAGCCGCGACCGCACCAGTTATCGTGTGGTGGAATGTCATGTAGTCGCCAAAGCTGGATGAGCTTTGAACGTGCAGCGCCTCAGATCCTGACATCTCGCGGGAGACCCAGAGACTACCAGTTATCATATGGTTGTCGTCGCTTGTGTTACCAAAAGTCGTCGAGCCGGAATGGGCAATCTGCGTGGAGGTGATCTCTCGAATCGTATAGTTGTCCGCGTAGATCGTACCGGACACGTACAAGGCACCGGTAACAGTGAGAACACTGCCGGAACCGGGACCACCTTGGTTTGTTAAATCGTTTGCTTGAAAAGTAAAGTCGTTAGAGCCGGAGAACTTGCCCGGGATAAGACTGTCAGCACCGTAGCGGAACTGAACTGAAGTTTCGGGACCATCGGCAGATGCGGATGCTCGCTGTGGGTCGATATACGCCCATCCATAATCATCGGGTGGAGCCACTAGTGTTTCCTCCCTTCGCTCTCTGTCGGCGTAACTTGCTTTGGCGCTTGAGGCGAGCTTCTTTCTTACGCTCTGCCTTCTTCCTTAGCCTTTCAGCCTCGCGGATAGAGGCGGCACGTTTAATTCTTTTCGCTTCGGAGGGTTTCGTATAGTATCGTCTCTCACGGATCTCTTCGACGATGCGCTCTTTCTTGCACTTGCGTATGAACCTCTTGATTGCTTTTTCGATTGGTTCATTTTTTCGAGGCACAACAGTGACATTCGCCTGCACAGGCGGACCCGGGACATACGTTCGCTCTCGTTGGCGATTGTTATTACGTCTCCGATTATTGTTTCTGTTGTAATTGTTGTTTCTACGAAACGCCATCTGTGTACCTACTATCCGTCGCTGCCGGCAGGTGCCTCAGTCAAACCGGAGCCGGTTAGTTCGTACATTCTGCCAACTGGAATTCCGGTGAGTTCGGCAAACACTCTATAGTGTGCTGTACTGCTGCCGGGGTTAGAAACATAAATCTCTTTGCACTTGCACTCCAATTCCAAAACTGCTTGCGAGCCTGACACTGGATGAACTTCCAGCATGTGCTGTCCGCCGTAGCCGCTACCCAAGCCGCCGGCAACATCGCCAGCAGATGAAGTAGAATTGAAATGTACGTTCAACGTTTGAGTCGAATAGTTGTAAATCGTTACCTTCTTCGCCACCCACGGAAACTGATAGCAAACCTCATTGTCTGCCGGGTGTGAGTCTGAGCCTGAAACCCATGGATCTCCTGCGACTCTGTACGAGCCAACGTTGTGAAGCCCTACGCTATAATTGTGTGAACTGTTGTCTGCCATTTTTTATATTCCTTTCCTTCGATAAATAGTATTGACTAAATGAATTTGCCCCAAGCGTCACCAGCAATGTTCAAGATTCCATCGATGTTAACACCCGGGTCATTTGGAGCCACATCACCAAGAGGACTCCCGGGCTGGGGTTGACCTGCCGAAGCGCCCCCTCTGGTCATAGGCTGTGTGCCTTCAAAAATATTGACACCACCGTAGGCATCCTTATTGATTGATTCAATAAGTTCCTGTCGCGCCCGATCCCGTTGAGGGTTTGGAGCGGGTGCTTTCTTTTGTGGTGGTTTCGTGGCGGAAACAGATTTCTGCTCCACCAAAGGAGAAGCGCCAGCAAGCCCCTGAGCAACCTCAGAGATAATACCAGACAAAACCCCGTCTTCAAACATGACTTCTTTAATGCATTCTTTGATCAGGGGTTTGAGCACAGCCTTTAGTTCGGCTTTGTTCATATTACTCCCCTTCAGGTACTGGAAGCGGAGCTTCCTCACCACCAGATAGTTTGACGCCCATTTCCTGAGCCAATGCTAGCATCATTTCAGAAGCCGACATACCGAGTGCCTCGGACGCTGCGTCCAAAACAGGTGTCTCTCTTGCAGCGACCCTGCCGCCAACGGTAGCACGTTTGTAGCCGGGACGATCTCTGTGAGATCCGTGCCTGCCACCGGGCATTCCCATTCCGCCAAGACCAATCTCTTCGATCTTCTCGTCGTCATCGGTACCCTCAGTGGTGACCTCTTCATCTTCCTCTTCGCTCATAACTGACTCTAGTTCCTCAAGGATAATAGCCTTGAGCCTTGCCTTAGTGATTTTCATTTTCGTTTACTCCTCAACGATTTCATTTAATAAGCGGTTAATCTTGTCCGCTTTAGTAAGAATGTTTGGCTCTTCATAGCTTTTGCCTTCATTTAATCCCATGAAAGCATCGGGAGTTGATGGCTCTGACACAAAGTCGAAACAGATTAACTGAAAGTCATCCTCGACGATTGTGCGACCCTGCGCCTCACTGACCGAACCCAGTCCGCGAGACGAAATCCCTAACTTAACACCATCGTTTACAAGCTCTCGCAGGATCTTGCCCGATGGCGTACCTAAAATTTTGACCTTTCCCATAACCGAAGGACCATCCCACCATACGTCAGTGACCATGTGCGAGGCGTTCTTAAGGTTAATAACAGAATCCTCAGGGTGGTCTAGTTCCCCAAGGGCTCTTTTCTCTTTTACCAGTTTCTGATAATTCTTCATCTCTCTTTCTAGGATTCTCCTAGGATAGACACGACCATTACCATTCTGGACATCTGCTTCTTGCAGCTTGCCGGAGAGCATCATACCGCCATTTCCGATATAGATCTTCTCCTCTTCCGTCAGGAGATCCTGACAGACGCCGCCTTCGCATAGTTCATAATATTCTCGTAAAAGTACTTTTTTCATAACGTTTCTCTAATAATAAATGACGGGCGCTACCCGCCCGAGTCAACAGCCTTTCTTGCAGTTACGCACCGGCTGAAGCATCCACTTCGCTGTCCAGATATCTGTATCCATTATTGCTCCCTTCCTATTTGTATGCCATTATCGCCAAACATCATACTTAGGATGTATGACGCGGCAGATGAGACACAACCACAAATAAGTAAATTAGCAGCCGTATACTCAAACGTAAATAGTTCTGTATTATAGTTAACGCCATACAAAAATACACCAACCCAGAAGCCGACACACATGGGACAGTGAAACAAATCACCCCAAAATCCGACTAAAGGTCGTACTCGATCAAAAATCTTGCCATAAACAATAATCTGGGTCAGCCCATATGCCGCTAGGCAAAACCAAAGTAACTGATACATTTACACCTCTATGCTCTGTAAAATCTATTATGCATGTATGCGTTGCGATAGATGCCCGGGCGGATTGAGCCCTTCTCTCGCTTGTGTGGAACTTCGCCAAGTTCTGTAGAGTCTTCGCCGTCAGGGTCTGTCAATGCCTCTTCTTCTTGTTCATCAAACATGCGCTGATACATGAAGCGGGGAGCCTCTTCTTCCATAAACTTTGTAATATTCAAGACTGCAACCTGTACGGCGTCAACGCCTTCTTCGGCTGCTTCTTCTAACGTGCCCTGCATGGCGCCGTATACATTTCCGCCCTGAACAGAGGCTCTGTCTACGACACCCTTCTTTACCAGATAATCGAACAGCCGGCTTTGTGCATCGTAAACCATGTCGTTGACCTCATCTTTCGCAAAAGCGATTACAGACTTGCTCTTGCCAGAAATAATAATATCGATATCTTCGTGATCGTAAACAACTAAATCACCGCCCAGCGTCTTACGAACGTCTAGTGTGACTTGTGCTTGTGTTGCCTTCTTGGTGTCAACGCGGTTTTCCTCGTCGAAATCGTCACCTTGCCCAACCTTGATTACGATCTCTGCCATCAGTTATTAATCTCCGCTGCTAGCTCTTGAATCTTCATAATCTGCATAAGCATCTCGCGGTCGATTTGACGCTGGGAGAAACCATCTAACGTTTCCATTACCTTGTTTGTCTTGGTGAGCATGTTATCGTCGTTGGCAATCTCATTAAGATTGCGAGCCGTGCCCACGACGTTTTTGAGACGAGCCAATTCTTCATTCAAGAACATCTTGAGAGCCACACCATTGTCAGAGAATGAAACGATATATGCGCTCAATAGATTGTTCTGTTCTTCACGCAATGTTTGTGAATACTGATCATTAAACTTTTTAACGAATGTCTTATAAACAACATTATCAATTGGCTTTGCGCTCTCGGTCAATGGCTCGGGTGCAGTGTGCATCTTGCGCAAGACCTTGTTCTCCAAAAGGGTGCGCCTCTTAATAGTGGTTCTAGAATCAAAAATCTGTGCAATAGTGGCAAGGTCTTTGTAGTTGGGTACAAAAGTGTTGAATGTGCTCTTGCCCAGTTCCCTATTGATGGTGCCAATAAGCTGCGACTGTTGAGCAAACACCTCTTCTTGGTTCAGAGCCATGTAGACCCGCTTAACTTCCAGAAGAAGCTTCTCGGCGGTCATCTCGTTGACATCCGTGGTCTCATACAGGGTTCTGTAGAGTTCAAGTTCAAGCCCCAGAGTCGTATCGCGACTGAAAAACTCTTTCATGATAGAGACTATCTTTCGTTTGCGGGGAATATCTTTATTCACTACGGTGATGGTTAATTCCCTCACCAATGTTTCGTACAAAAACGCTGTATTTCTTTTTTTATTATGCTTCATTCTTATTTGACTCCAATCTCTGCAAGCTCTCAATCAAATGTTGAGTTTCGGAATGGCTAGCTTGAACTTTTAACTCTTCGGTGTAATTAGGTTCGACATTCTCCGGAAGCCCATTTCCGAGTCGATTCAAGTCACTCATTCCTTTAAAAATGTTTCGTGGTGAGTTGCTGGCAATCGAAAGCCCCGAATCTGCGTGCATGCTGCGCTTCCTTGCGCCGGCTCCACGGGAATCCGAAGCAACAGGGTAGTAAACCTTCCCCTTTGAGCCGGGAGTCACGTAGCCACCGTCTTCTCGGTGCCCCGGGGATGCCAATAGTGCGGTTTCTTCTTCTTCGGCGGGTTCCTCGCCACCTTCTTCGCCACCTAGGTCCATTTCTTCGCCGCCTTCTTCGCCGCCAAGGTCGCCGCCAAGATCTCCTAAGTCGCCGCCCTCTTCTCCACCTAGATCACCACCAAGGTCACCACCTAAGCCGCCGCCAGCGTCACCTTCTTCTGGAGGCTCGGCTGCAGCTTCAAGCATCGCCTGAATCTTCTTATCGTAGAACATTTCGCGCTGATTACGCAGGAATTCTTCGTCAGACATGCCGAGTAGGTTCTCAGAAACCCAACGACGACTAAAGAAGCCTTCGGTTGCCGCTGATGCCACATCAAACTTGGTTCTCCAGTGCTCAAGTTCTTGCAATTCTGCAATCTTGGACGGATTATTAAGCTGAAGCTTGAAAGCGATAAGATCATCGCCCCTGAAGCCTAAAGTAAACAGGTGGATGATGCCGATCTTCTCCAACTCGGAGATAACAGAGCGCTGGAGGCGCTGAATCGTCCTTGCGAAGCGTACATCCTTCTGTGCCAGTGTGGTTTTGTCCTCTTCTCCGCCGTCGCCGCGTGACAGATAGGACATTGGAATCTTCAAAGCAGAAAATAGCTTGTCGCGAAGATATTTAACGTCATCGATGTCTCCAGTGTACGTTCCACCGGGTAAAGACTCGACGCGGCTGCTCTCACCACCGCGAACAGGGATGAAATAGTCTTCATCAATGCTCATCGGGTTGTATCGGAGGTCAACGCGACCAGTTGTGGGGTCCACAACCTGATTTCTCTTCATCTGAGTCGTGACTTTCTGCATAAACTGCTCAACATCGTGCGGAGGGATGTTACCAACGTCAATATAGAACACTCGCCGCTCTGGTGAGCGCACAATTCGGTATGCCATCATAGCATCTTCAAGCAAAGTAAGCTGACGCCAGATTCGGCGGGCACCTTCAAGCACCGAAGTGCCGTATGGGGCAAATTTATCATTACCTAGGATGCGGAAGTGTGCAACCTGCCAGTTCTCAAAGGTTAATCCGCCTGAGTTCCACTGGTATTGCACATAGTTGGGGTTAGTCTTGTCCTCACCTTCCAGTCTTTCAAGCTCTTCCAGCGGAATACCTACAGCATTCTTTACTCCATGCTGCTCATCGATGTCCAAGTACAAAAAGTAGTCGCCAAACTTACACATTGTACGACACCAGCCGAAAAGGTTAGAGTCTAGGTTCAGAATCTTGTGATACAAGTTGTCCAATACGATTTTAATCTCATCATTGGAGCAATCGATCTTCAGCAACGGACTGAGAATCGTAGATGTTGTCATCTCGTCAGCATAAATGTCTAGCGCAGAAGCAATCTCTGGCATATACTCCATCTGGTCGAAGTCAAGGTAGCGCTCCTGACGGTTCTGGTTCGCCATCACCTGTGCGCTAAGGTTATCGTATGGGTTATACGATGTTCTCTTGAAGTTTAGACCTCCAGCAGACGTAAAGTTAAACTTGTCTAGCTGTGCGCGACGATAACGACGCTGCATTTGAACGCGGCGATTAACAATCGGACCAGAGAGCAATCGAGTCAGGCGCTTGAACAGCGGTGACTGTGGATTGCGTGGATTTTTTAAATTCGGATTTGATTTTTTGGAGTTTTGTTGAGCCATTTATTATCCCTTATAAAGCCATTTGTATTCTTCGTATTGTTTTCTGGCGGCGTCTGTGTGACTTTCCTTCATTGTATCAAAGGTTCCGCCTTTTTTATAACCTATTTGACCTTGCATCTTAGTTTCTAACCTTGAGCCTGTCTTAATCATGGAGCCCAAACATGCCTTCTTGTATTCAATATTGCGTGCATTGGCTATAAACGCAGTGTCTCGGACCCAACACGCGATTGCCAACGACATAACAAGGTCATCATTGTAGCCCCTCATAGCCTGAGGCTTCCCATTGTTCCAAATGAAAGTCTCAATCTCGCGCAAAGTCCTGCTCGAATATATTGTAATTAGTTTATTTCTTATAAACTCTTCTAATTTTGCGACGATCAGTGGTCTTGTTTTCATGGAAGTTGTGAAGCCCGGTACAGAATTGGACATCCCTTCCGCGATGTGTTGCTCCACATAGTCATGTGTGGACTTCACTGAGTGGTAAACATTCGGATAAGATTTTTCGATTAACTTCTCCAAAACGGAGAAACCAACGTTATTGTTCTCGACGACAATCATGCAATTGCCATACTCTCTGCCGGCAGAATCCAATATTGTTGCGAACATATCGAGGCTGGGCTTTCCCTGATACTCGGCGATGACTTCTAACGTTTCGAGCTTAACTATGTGAAATACAGAATAGTCTGCACCGTCGCCGCGTGCAACATCAGCAACCAGAACATACGAAGCGCCCGACTGGTGCTCTTCCCAAATCCAATAGTTTCTATCAAACCCTGTTCTGTGTTTTGGCTCAACCACAGTGGCGCGGATGCGGGCAATATCCTCCGGATGGATTACTGTATCACCAGAAGTATTAAAGTTGCACTCGAACTCTTGAGCGATTTCCCGGCGGGACATGTTTCTTGTTTCTTTGTCAAACCATTCTTGATCACGATCCGGATGCAGATCCCACAAAAGCTTAATGGGGTTGAAGTCGTTATCTCCCGCTTCCGCGTTTACATACTTTGTATGGAACCAGTTACCAACACCATTAGGGGTAGACAGCGCGATGCAGCGACCACCGGTAGAAATCGTAGGATACAATCCCATCCACAGGTCGTCCAAGCCCTCAACGTGAGCAGCCTCATCCAGCACCAAAAGAGACAGCGCCTCAGAACGACCGGCATCGCCAGAGGTTGAAGACGCTTTAATCTGTGAGCCATTGGTTAGCTCAAATGACGTGCGGTTGTCTACTTCGATAGAGGAGATCTGAATAAAGTCCGGCAGTCCTCTCATCATCGCTTTCACTTTCTTGACCAAGTTTGCAGCAGTACCGAACTTGGTAGCCATAACTAGGACGTTCTTATCACGGTGGAATAGCATCATCCAAACGATGTAAGCCGCTACGATG